AAGACAAGCGCAATTCGGTTCAGATCATGATCGATGACTTTGAGTGGGGCGAGTGGTCGAACGCTGAGATTGCCCGTCGATGCTTGGTTAGTCATTCTTTGGTAAACAGTATGCGGCCTGTTGACGGCAGCGCTAGAAAGTTTGTGCGAGGCGGCAAAGAATATAAGCGCAAGGACGCGCCCAAACCATCAGCACCTGAGCCAGCAGCACCTACCAAGCCGCAGCCAAAGCAGCCTACCGAATACACGCAAGAGGACGAAGCACTGAAGTATTTGACCGAGGAGAATCAACGCCTCAATGACAGGCTTGCAGTCGCAGCCATTGACGCCACGGAAGAGGAGAAGTCGCTGGCCTCCGAAACCATTGAAGAACTTCGGGAGCAGGTCAAGATGCTGGAGATGGAGCTGGAGTCGGTCAAGCGCAGCCGGGACATCTTCCAATCCGAGTGCAACGAACTAAAAAAGCAGTGCCTTTCTCAGCAACGTCAGCTTAAAAAACTTCAATCAACCCAAGCATACTGAAATTCTTCAGTATCAGCCCACGCCGACGGGCTTGTGTGTCGGTAGAGGAACATCATGGAACTTGAACTACGAGAGGCCCAGCTACGGGCCATACAAATGCTCCGCGAGGGGTTCGCTGCGGGTCACCGCGCCCAGATTTTGGTTGGCCCAACGGGCTTTGGCAAGACTGAGATTGCCATTGCCTTGTTGGATGCAGCCAAGAAGAAGGGAAGCAGGACGGCCATGATTCTGGACCGCATCGTGCTGTGCGACCAGACCAGTCAGCGTCTGGAGAAATACAACATCGACCACGGTGTCATGCAGTCGGGCCACTGGCGGTATCGGCCATACGAGCACATCCAAGTGTGCAGTGCCCAGACCTTGGAGAAGCGGGGTTCCTTCCCCGGCTTGTCCCTTCTGATCGTCGATGAGTGCCACGCCCAACGGACGCAGACCACTGAGTTCATCAAGAACAACCCTGACGTGAAGGTCATCGGCTTGTCGGCCACACCCCTCACGAAGGGATTGGCCGGCACATACAGCCATGTCGTGAACCCAACGACCACGAAGGAGCTGATCGACGGCAAGCTGCTGACACCTCTGAGGGTATTCATTGCCAAAGAGATTGACATGAGTGGCGCAAAGAAGGTGGCCGGGGAGTGGTCACAGGCCGAGGCTACTGATCGCGGCATGAAGATCACCGGGGACATCGTTGCTGAGTGGATCAAGAAGACGCACGAGATTTACGGCAAACCCATGAAGACACTGGTGTTCTGTTCGGGTGTGGCGCATGGGCAGGACTTGGCCAAGCAGTTCGCCGAGCACGGCTACAACTTCATCAGCATCAGCTACAAGGACGACGACGACTTCAAGAAGGACGTGATTGAAGAGTTTGGCAAGCCCGATACGGACATCCACGGCCTGATCGCCACTGACATTCTCACCAAGGGTTTCAGTGTGGATGACGTTCACATCGGCGTGAGCGCACGGCCATTCAGCAAGTCATTGAGCAGCCACATCCAGCAGATGGGCCGGGTCATGCGGACGCACCCGACCAAGCAGTTCGCCACATGGTTGTGCCACAGCGGCAACTACTTGCGGTTCCGTGAGGACTGGGAAGAAATCTACGAGAACGGCATCACCGAGCTGGTCGATGGGCGCGAGAAGACCAAGAAGGAGAAGACCGAGAACGAGAAGACCGCATCGAAGTGCCCAAGCTGCGGAGCCCTGTGGTCTGGCGGGGATACGTGCAGCCACTGCGGCTATGTTCGTGAGCGCAAGAGCATGATCGGCACAGCACCGGGGGAGATGGAAGAGCTGCAAGCTGGGGCCACGCGAGATGCCAAGCAAGCTTTCTGGTCGATGTGCCAGCACAAGGTGCAGAACGAGGGCTGGGCTCCGGGCCGAGCAGCGCACACCTACCGGGATAAGTTCGGTGTCTGGCCGAAGGGCTTGATTGATACGCCGAGTTACCCCGATCTGAAGTTTGAGAAGTTCGTCAGGTCACGCATCATTGCCTACCTCAAGGGTAAGCAGAAGGGCATGGCACAGTGATGGATTTCTTTGCCTTCGCAAGATTGCACGGCATCGTCCTGCAAAGCTACCCGCCCATCGGTGTATGGAAGCGATACCCCACAGAAGACCATCCGCACAAGCGCAACGGTGCGGTGAAGTTCATGGGGACTCATGCCTTCGTTCAGAACCACGCGATGCAAACCGAGATCAGCGTCTGGCACAACGAGGCCGAAGTCAAGATCGACATGAGGAAGATTCTCGATGAGCAGCGCAAAGCTGAAGCCCGTCGAAGGAGGATGCAGGTCGAGGCAGCAAACAAGGCGGCTTACATTCTCAAGCAGTCGGTCAATGCCAAGCACCCATACCTCAAGTCGAAGGGGTTCGATGATGAGTATGGCAACGTGTGGACGAAGGACAAGGTGGACTATCTGGTCGTGCCCATGCGCGTCGATGGTTTGCTCGTAGGGTGTCAGACTATTACGCCCGAGGGTGAGAAGAAGTTTCTGTTCGGTCAGCGCACAGCGGGTGCAGCCTTCACGTTCGACAACAAGGGGCCGCATATCCTTTGCGAGGGATACGCCACGGCGCTGTCTATCCGGGCTGCATTGAAGGCCATGAAGCGGCGATACACGCTGCACGTTTGCTTCTCTGCGGGGAACATGATTAAGGTGGCCGAGACTCTTTCGCAGGGCTATGTGGTTGCCGACAATGATGTCAGTAAAGTCGGGGAGAACACGGCCAAGAAGATTGGCTGGCCGTTCTGGATGAGTGATGTGGAGGGGGAGGACTTCAACGACACACAAAGAAGGCTGGGCTCTTTCAAGTCGGCCAGTTCTTTGTGCTCATTGATACGAGGGTGACTGGTGGTGAGACTGGATGCGAATGTTCCCGGCACTGAACGATGCGACTTCTTCGAGGGTCATCATCAAGTCAATGCCGAGGGCTCTCGCATTCGGTGCTTTGCCCACCGATTCGGATAGCACACTGAGCGTTCCGTCTTCGTGCTCAATCAGGTAGATCAAGAACAATCCTCTCGATGGACTCACGGAGGGATATGAGTCGCGTTTTTTGTCCATCGGTTGTGTCATGTTCTTGCATTTTCTGAATGAGTGGGCGAATAACTTCTTCGCGGGATTGGGCGTCGAACTCCATGTCGAATCGTATGCCCTTTCTCTCGATGGTAGCAATGAATTTCATGGCGTCACTCCTTCGCAGGGTTTAGGTAGTGGCCGTCTGTTCGATGGGCGATTCCACTTCGTTGCCCAAAACCCGGCCGCCGCACTTTGGGCAGTCGTCGGTGGTTTCTCCAATGAGGCCGCCGATGTCGCACACATAGGCGCAGTGAGGGCATTGCACTTCGTCGTAGTTCATGCCTTCTCCTTCGGTGTGTGGTCTTCGCGGGGTGTCGGTATGGCCTTAGTCATCCGGGCATTGAACTCATTCTCAAGGCGGGTATGGATTGCTGCCCACCACTTTGCTTGCTTCTGGGTTTGAACGTGGAACCATCGGCCATGAGATTCAAACACATCAAACCCTCCCTTCTTTGGGACTGGGGCAATGATGCAAGCCTTGTATTGGGTTGGGACTGTGATTGGTAGTGTCTTCATGCTGATGCTCCTTGTGGGCCATAAGAACGTGTGTCGTCGGTGGCAATGTCTTCTTCGTAGTATTCTTCTTCGGTGATTCCGAAAAGTTCTGTCAAGTAGTCGGGCTGTTCGCCAATTTCGTAGGTCACATCAAACCCTGTGTCACCTTCTCGATAGGCTTCGCCAACAAAGTTCATGCCAAGTTCGCAGTATTGGATTTCGTAGTCGAATCCTTCGCTGCCCTCTAGTGCTGCCAATGGCGGTGACCATGCGGTATCAAAGTTAAACGTGATGGTGTTCGGGTCAATTCGTGTTGAATCGCAGTCGTCACCGCCTACATCCCACTTTGTGCCCCAGTTGGCTACGCGCCAATTCCACCAGTCGGGCATCCCACTTCCCTTAATTTCGGTGTCGCTGTATCCGGGGTAGTCGGGTTGCGGTCTGAGGGTTTGCAGTAGTTCGCCATTTTTGTAGGCGGCTTCAATGCGGTCAATAAATGCGGTGTCTTCGCTGCTGATTGTCAAAATGTTGTTGCACCAGTTCGGCATGATGTTTCTCCTTCGATGGATTATTTGTATTCGTGAACCATGTATGGGCTGGCACTCAATTCCTTGATGCCTTCGCGCCAGTTCTGCACTGACTGCCATTCGTCCCTGAGTTTCTTTCGCAGGGTGTTGCAAATGGCTGGGCTAAATGCTTTGCCATGTTGTTTGATTTCCTGAATGAGTTCCTTGATTGCTTCTCGCGCTGTGGCAATGTCGTCGCGGTATTGCTCGACGCGGCTCTCGGCCAATGATTCTGTTTCTCCCTCTTTGCAGTCTTCGGCATACTTCGCTGCAAGGTGGTCGGCGGCATGGGCCACATCGCGCATGATGTCTTCCAATGCTTCGGTTTCGTATCCGCTCTCATCCCATGCGTCCTTCGCAAGGATGCGTTGGGCATCGTCAAGTCGCAGTGTGTCGCTGTCCATGTCTGAATGGGTGTATCCGGGCACTGCGTAGGCCCATTTCCCAAGGCGTAGCACACTGACTGTGCCGATTGCTGTCTCGCAGCCATCGTGGTCTGTGAACCATCCGATGTGGCGTAGTTTGAGTAGTTCGTGGGCCTTCTTCATGGTTCTGAAACCCGGCGCATCGTCGTGACTGTCTAGCCACATACCCGCTCCGTTGTCGTAGGTTCCGAATCGTTTGCAAGACTTCTGGCCGATGGGTTTTTTGACCCATGCCCTCCAAGTTCCGTAGTGCCCATTGGCATACTGGGGCTGCTTGGCGCGATACTGTTCGGCTTTGGCGCGGTAGGCTGCAAGTCGGTTTGTTGCTGTCATGGCGTTTCTCCTTCGATGGGTTATGCGGTTTCGATGGTCACGTAGTCGGGCGCGTCTTCGCGTTCCAAAACTTCTAAGGGTTCGTCTTGGGCGGCTTGCAATGACTGGCGCAGCGTTTCAACGATGGAAATAAATCGGGGTGTGCCGATTAACCCTTCGCTGTTGCTGAGAGTTGCGAGTATTTGAAAGTCTCCGTCTTTGCGTATAAAACCAATGGATGCGGTGTTCATGATGTTTCTCTTTCGATGGGTTAAGCGTTCTTTGCAATGGCTGCAAATGCCCTGAAATATTCTTGTGCGGCTTTGCGTGTGTCGCATCGCACCTTGTCGTGTAGTTCTGTGCCTACGTAAACCTTCACGATGTATAGATAGCCCTCTTTTTCGATGGTGGCGTATCCATTGGGGTAGACCTTCAATTTCATGCTGTGACTCCTTCGATGGATTAGTTAAGGGGATTGGTTTGGCTGATGTGGAAAACTGTTGTCGCGTGTGGGCGTGAGTATTCCTCTCCGCTGTCTTTGTTCTTTGCTTTCACAAACGTGAACACCTTCACCCCATGCTCACCCTTTTTGACTGTGCGCCCAAGGGCTTTCCATGCGTTGAACGTCAACACGTTTTCGCGGGGTTTTATTTCCTCGATGGAAATCCCTTTGTCCAGAAACCCTCGAAAAATGTCGGGGTAGTTGGTCATGCTTTGCCCGGTTTGTGCGCGGGTCAATGCTTCGGCGTGGATTTCGTTTTGCTTCATGGTCTGACTCCTTCGATGGTTTGAAATGATAGGTTGATTATGAATGTATCACCTATATTTTTGGGCGTGTGTGTGATTGATTTTCTCTATCAATTACGCGGTTTCGATAGCCTGACTCTTTCGCAGGGCTTCGGCTTTCTCGATGGTGGCGCGTATGTCGCGGGTTATTTTCCGCACCTTCGCGGGGTTAAAGCACTCGTCCGCTTCGGCATCCTCCACAAATGGCAGCGCGGTGCAAAGCTGGTGCAATAGTTCGTCAAACGTGGCGCGTTCGTCTTTTGTCATGGCGTTATTTCCTCGATGGATTGCGGGGCGCGGTGTAAACAATCGCTTCGCCTGAAATTTTTGCCAGTGCCCGGTTTGCTTCGGTGTCGGCAAATACTCGGGGCCGCTCGGTCACGATATAGGGGCGGCGCGTGGTTTTGGCGTGTCGCTCGGCGGTTTGGATTGCTTCGGCGGGTGTCAGTGGTGGGCGGTCGTTCATGATGCTGTGACTCCTTCGATGGGTTTCCATTCGGCGCTGTCGCCGTCCCAGTAGACCGGGGCAAGTTTGACGCGCTGCGCGGTGGCGGCTGCGGTGGCTTCGGCTGCGGTGGCTTTGTCGGCGCATAGGGGCATACCCTGCGCGATTACCCTAAATTTACCCTCACTGTGGCTTAGGTAAGCGGGGGGCGTGGCTTCGGCTGCGCGGCGGCGTTGCTCTCGGGCTTCGATTTCGGCTCGCATCTCGGCGGCTTGCTGTTTGATTCGGGCGCGGGTTTCTTCGGTGGTCACGGCTGGGGCTCCTCTTCTGGGGTTATGGTTACGCTCTTGAACCCGTAAACAATATCGGCGGGTTTGCCTTGCTCTAGGTTTTCACGGGCGGCGGCGCGGTCGCGGTCGCTGCAATAAATCATTAAAACGGCGTGACACAGTGCGGCTTCTATGGTGATGGCTTGCTTTTGTCTGCCTGTGCTGCTGGTGATTGTGTAAATCATGGCGGGGCTTTCATTCGTGGCGGTAGAGTGGTGGGGTTAGACCGATTCCGTGCAATACGGCCATGGCTCGGGCTTCTTCTTCGCTGCTGTGGTGGCTGCGGCTCCCATTGGGGTAGAGAACTGTCCATTTTGTGGGGTGCTGTCTCATTGTGTGGCGCTCCATGTTGCAAGCTCGAAAAAATGCCGGGTTCCGTCTTCATCCTTGAAAAATGCGGGTTCGGCGGCGCGGTCTATTTCGTCGGCTACGGCTTCGCTCATTGTGTCCGGGCCTTCGGTGCTGCCTAAATACGTGGCTGTTGTGGGTAGGCTCTCAAAATCTTTGAATTGGCGCATGGTGTGGGCTCTCATTCTTTCCAGTGTTTGCAGGGGCGGCGGCTCATGTAATAAACGGCGCTCGGGTCTGCGGTTCTGTATTCGTGCAGCATGGCGCGGGCTTCTTTGGCGGTGGTGAACTCGTCCACGGTTTCAAGGTCGCGGCCGTCTTTGCGTTGGATGTAATGCATGGCTCAATCCTCCATCAGTTTGGCGTAATCAATAGCGCGGATGTCGGCGGGGTCAATCCCTCGCGCTGTCCATGCTGCGAGAATTTCGGCGCGGTGTTCGTTTGCGTAAGCTTGCGCGTGCAGACATTCGGCGCGTATGCAAAGAATATCGGCCACGGTGTAGCGTTCGGGCGCTGCCAGTGATTCGGCCAAGTGTTTGATTGTGAAAAGTCGGGCGGCTGCGTTGGCGCTGAAACCCTTGGGGGCTGGGCGGTTGCGGCGGTGGTGGCGCTCGGCTTTTAAATTCATGTCGAACAGTTCTTCGCGCATGGTGCTCCAGCTACGGGAAATTGTGGGAAGCGCATAAAAAGCGCGGTCTATAAATTTGACTTGTTGGGCTTTGGTGGTCATGGCGCTGGGCTCCTTACAGTGTGAAAAGAAAAGCGGCGGCGCAGTAGAGGGCGGCGGCTGCGGCTGCGGTGTAGAGGGTCACGGCGGCGGCGCTGGGTGTTGCTTCGCGCTGGCGGTCGTGGTTCATTCGGGCGGCGATTTGTTGGGATTGGGTTTCGTGGTTCATTGTGTGTTGTCCTTGGTGGTTTGTCTTATGATGTCCTGGGCGTTTATATCATGCGATATTCAAGGCCCAAAATTTAGAGTTGGTCGGCGTGGTCTTCCAATGCGGTAACTAGGCCGTCAAAATCTTCGCTTGGGCCTAGCATCCCAGCAAGCGCGTAAACGGTTGCGCGGTCAATCCCAAGGTCATCGGCTAGGGTGTCGAGATAATCGCGGCGGCCGGAATAGCCTTCGTCTGTGTATTGGCTCATGTTGTTTGCTCCTGTTGATTAAAAGAAAAACCCGGCGCGGGCTGCAATTGCGGCGGCGGCCAGAATGAAAACCAGTAAACCCAGTGCACCGGCTTGGATTGCTTCGCGCTGACGCTGCTCGGCTTCCTGCACTGCTGGGGGTTTGTAGCCTGCGGCTTGCGCGGCGCGGTAAGTGCTGAAAGCTTCGGCGCGTTTGCCTTGTGAATAGAGGAAGTGGGCTTTTTCGGCAAGTGCTTGGGCGTGTTGTTTGTTTTGTTTCATGGTGTGATGCTGCTCCTGTTGGGCGGGTTGTTGATGTTTAGATTATCTACACCTATCTACACTTGTCAACACTTTATCGATTGTTTGTTTCTATCGGTTTTGGGTTTTTGATAGTGTGCGGCTATTGGTGCGCGGCGGGGTTTTGGTGGTGCTGCGGTGTGGAAGTTGGGCGCGGGTAAGGGGCGAAGCCCTGCGGCCTTGCGTGTGCTTGTCATGTTCCTGTATATTCGCACCCATGAACACCAAAACACCGATAAGACCACTAACCCGCAAGCAAGCCAAGGAAGCGTTGGAAACCATGCCCTTGGATGCGCTACTAGGCAATGGCGTTTCCCGCGAACTGACTGCAAAACAACGGGCATTTGCTCGGGCCGTTGCTCAGGGTGAAACCGGCGCGGGTGCTTACCGCAAAGCCTACAGTCCCAAGGCAAAACCCAAAACCGCCGGGGATGCTGCCTCACGCATGAAGGCCCATCCCGGCATTGCTACAGAAATAGAGGCGCTAAAGCTGGCCCAAGCGGCTGCGGAATACCGTACTCCCGCTGCTTTGAGGGCCTTGGTCATCCAAACACTGTGCGAAGTGGCCGTCAACCCTGACGAAAAAGCTGCGGTGCGCGTGCAAGCGGCCAAGGTGCTGGGGACTGTGACTGAAGTGGCGGCTTTCACTGAGCGCAAAGAGGTTCGCACCATTGCCAGTAGTGACGACACCCGCGCGCGCATCATGGCCGAACTGCGCTCGCTCATGTTAAACACTGGTGAAGCGGTGGATGTTGATGCTTTATCATTACTTGACGAACTGCAAACCCCGGTCGAGTCTCAAGAAACACGGGCCGACACTGAGGATGATAGCGCCGAAGTATTCAATCAGGATGAATCGGGGCCGGATGACGATGGTGCAGCGGGTGACGCGGTGCAGGATGACGCCGTTTTTTGGCAGGACAGCGACCCCACCCGCCCCCCACCCGCCTTTGTGGGCTGACGTTGCATGAACTCCCATTACATACTATTCCACTCAAACCAGCGATAGGCCCCCCATATCGCTTTTTTTGCAGGTGGGGGGGGGTATATTTTTTTTCGGAAAAGATTTTGGTACTGAAGAGTTTCAGTATGGAAACTGAAGAAATTCAGTATGCGGTTTGATACTGAAGAGTTTCAGTGTGGGAGGAGATGGTTTTGAAACATGAGCAGGTGTACAACCGGAAGATGGCCAAGCGGGACAAGAGCGAGGCTGAGTGTAAGGAGATGGCGATGAGTCCAGCGCAGAGGGAAGTGTTTATAGTGATTGATGAGTGGTGGAAGAAGTTTGGGTACTCGCCGAGTTACCGGGACATTGCGTATGCGCGGGGGAAGATGGGGTTGGGAAACACGAAGGAGATTGTTGATCGGTTGGTGGAGTTGGGGGTGTTGAAGAGGTTGAAGAATAGGGGTCGGACTGTGCGGCCGGTGTACATCAACTTTAGGACGTTGGAATGATTGAGAAGATTGAGGAGTTGATTTCCAAGTTACCGGCTGGGGAGCAGGAGAAGTTCTTGCACCAGATGGATGAGTACAGGCGTGCTTTGGAGCGGGAGAAGTGTCAAGAGAGTTTTATGGCGTATGTAAAGAAGATGTGGCCGGGGTTTATACATGGGCGGCACCATGCTGTTCTGGCCAAGAAGTTTGAGGGGGTGGCCAATGGGACGATTAAGCGGTTGGCTATTTCTCTACCGCCTCGGCACA